GCTGAGAAGTTTAGTGACCAACTACGCGCACAAGCAGGGGTGCATGTAACCCTCGATGAAGCCCAGACAATCGTGCGTACATACCGTAACACATATAGGAACATCGTTAAGTTGTGGCGCCAAGGTGGTGATGCTATTACCGCACTATCACGCGGTGACGCGTTACCGTTTGGCCGTGAAGGTGTTTTGCAGGTAGTGCCTGACCAAGAAGGCATACTCCTACCCAACGGCTTAGTTCAGTTCTACCCCAACCTACATGTGGCTGAGCAGACTAGCAAAGGGCCGCAGTTTAAATACATCGGAAACAAAGGGCACACACGTATATATGGTGGTAAACTGGTTGAAAACGTATGCCAAGGCCTTGCTAAGATAGTCATGGCTGACCAGATGCTAGAGGTACAAAAACAATACCCTGTTCGCCTTACGGTGCACGACTCTATTGTACTATGTATACCTGACGATATAGCTATGGTAGAGAAGGCTAAGATGTCAGTACGTAACGCCATGAGCAGAACCCCACCATGGGCGGAGGGCTTACCACTTAACTGCGACCTAGACGTCGCTAAATACTACGGAGATTGTGATGCGTAAGGTTAGAATAGTACCAATACGAACTAACTCATTAACATACAACCAACAGGTAGAGCTAAATGCGGTGCGTAAACGTACGGCTATACGGAACAAGATAGAGGCTATGAGGGATTTACTAGCACTAGGAAAGGAAGAGTAATGAAGAACATCAAGGCGATACACCCTACATCATACTCGAACATGAAAGCATTCATACAATGCCCAATGCAGTTTTACCACGTTAAGCACCTTAACAAATATCCGTTTGTAGAAACCGACGCTACTCGCTACGGTAACGAGGCCCACAAAGTAGCCGAGGATTATATAGGCGAAGGTAAACCTGTACCCAACAAGTTTAAATACATGCTACCTGTCCTAGATTCGCTGAATATTAAACAGGGTAACAAGTTAGTGGAGCTGAAGATGGGTATAACCAAAGACCTTGAACCCTGCTCGTTCTTTGCTAAAGATGTTTGGATACGCGGAATAATAGACTTACTCATTGTCGATAATAAGTTAGCGTGGGTCATAGATTATAAAACAGGTAAGAACACCAAGTACGCAGATAAAGACCAACTAGAACTAATGTCGCTACTAGTTTTTGCCCATTACCCAGAAGTAGAAGAGACTCGTTCGGGCTTAGTATTCACACGTTGTAACGAGTTGATAAAAGCTAAATACACACGTACTATGAAACCAGTACTGTGGTCTAAGTGGATTAACAGGTACGACCAAATGGTGAAAGCCTACGAGTTAAACAAGTGGGCTACGAGAGAGTCGGGTTTATGCAGGGCACACTGTCCTGTTACCGAGTGCATACACAATGGAGCAAATAGGTAATGACTAAGAAGAAACGCGACTACAAAGCTGAGTACGCTAGGCAGAAAGCAAACAACGAACATCCGCTACGCATGGAGCGCCAACGCGCTAGACGTGCTGTAGACAAGCGTGATACTGGCACAGTGATGGAGAAGTCACCGAAGCGTAAAGGTAAAGATGTAAGCCACACTAAAGCATTAAGTAAAGGCGGCACGAATGCAGATGGGTACAAACTAGAGTCGCCTAGTAAAAACCGCTCACGTAATTACCAGAAGAAGAAATAAGTTAGGGATTCCCTAACAATACCGTGCTAACGCACTGCAAAGGTACATATGAAAATAATAGACAACAAGGCTATCTTGTTGCGTAGTAGCAACCCTGAAAGAATAGCCAACCTCATACCTAGGAGTAAAGCACTACCCGATAACAGGGTACTGGTTAAATGGGGTTTTGACGAGACAACCATACTCAACAACATGGGTATAAAAGTACCCTCACCTATCAAAGGTCAGTACGCGTGGACAGGGCAGTACAAACCTTTCGCCCACCAGATTGAAACGGCCGCGTTCTTTACTATGAACCGCAGGTCTTTTTGTTTCTCTGAGATGGGGACTGGTAAAACTGGCAGTGCTATATGGGCATCTGATTACTTATTAGCACAAAAGATAATCAAGCGAGTGCTGATTATATGCCCACTGTCTATAATGGAATCGGCGTGGAAAGACGACATGTTTAAGTTTGCCATGCACCGCAGTGTAGAAGTAGCGTACGGCTCTAAGCGGAAAAGGCTAGACGTGCTCAGCCTCAACACCGAATACGTGATAATAAATTATGACGGTATAGAGATAGTGTTCGACGAGATAGACAAAGGCGGTTTCGATTTAATAATCGTAGACGAAGCTACCCACTACAAGAACCCAAGCACTGATAGGTGGAAAGTACTCAACCGATTGCTAAAGCCGGACACGTGGTTATGGCTTATGACGGGCACACCTGCCGCACAATCACCTATAGATGCCTTTGGACTTATAAAACTCGTGGCGCCTAAGACTATCCCTAGATACATGAACTCGTTCAAAGACTTACTGATGATAAAGATATCGCAGTTTAAGTGGATACCTAAACACAACGCGTCGGAGAAAGTTTTCGAGTTACTGCAACCCGCCATACGATACTCTAAAGAAGAGTGCCTAGACTTACCAGAAATGGTTTATGTAAAACGTGACGTAGAACTATCCAGACAGCAGACGAAATACTACAAAGCCCTCAAAGAGAAACTTGTTATACAGGCCGCAGGTGAAGAGGTTACCGCGAAGAACGCCGCTATAGCTATGAGTAAGCTACTGCAAATAGCCCTTGGCGCCACTTACACCGACAACAAAGAAGTACTAGAGTTCGACATAACAGACAGATATAAAGTGCTACGAGAAGTTATCGACGAGTCTAGCAAGAAGGTACTCATATTCGCCCCGTTTAAAAATGTCATAAATCTAATAGCACGTAAGTTAACTAAGGACGGTATAAGTAACGAGATTATATGTGGGGATGTGCCTGCTAGTAAACGCACAGAAATATTTAGGAAGTTTCAAAGCACGGACACACCACAGGTTTTAGTTATCCAACCACAATCTGCCGCGCATGGAGTAACACTAACCGCCGCCAACACAATTGTATGGTGGGGGCCGACAAGCTCACTAGAAACATATGCCCAAGCAAACGCCCGAGTACACCGAGCAGGACAAGACCATAAGTGCACCGTTGTGCAACTTCGTGGGTCCCCTGTGGAGAAACATGTCTACGCGCTATTAGACAACAGAATTAACCTGCATGAAAAAATTATAGATTTATACAACGAAATACTTGCGTAAGTTACTATTTACCTTTATAGTACTTGCTCACACGAACAAACAGCAACTGGAGATACACAATGACCGCCGAATTACCCAACAAACTAACGAATGTCTACATCAAGATTCGTGACAAACGCGCCGAAATAAAACGTGCTTTTGATGCGGAAAACAAGAAGTTAGAAGACCAACAAAACAAAGTTAAGATCGCACTACTTGGATACTGCAAAGAGCAGGGTGTTGAGAGTGTGAAGACTACTTCTGGTACGTTTTACCGTACCGTCAAGACACGGTTCTGGTCTAACGACTGGTCTGAAATGCACAAGTTTGTACTTGCAAAAGAACTACCTGAGTTTTTCGAGAAACGTCTTAACCAAACCGCTGTACGTGAGTACATCGAAGAAAACCCCGATGCTGAAATAGCGTCGCTAGAGCAAACGTCAGAATACCAAATAACAGTAAGGAAAGCATAATGCGATTTAACACCATCGAAGAATTGGCCGAGCATTTTTCGGTATCCGTATCCACCATACGTAATTGGGTTAAGGCTAACCATATCCCCAAGAGTGCATACGTTAAAATAGGTAGCACATACCGCTTCAGTGTAGAAAAAGTAGAACAGTCTCTTTTAGAGGCAGGCACAGAAGACCATAAAAACGCGGCTGTAGAAGGTCAAGCTAAGGATATTGAAGGTATAATCCCCGATGATGGGCTATCCGATGTATTCGACGAACATTACACAACAGACGATATATAAGGAATCAACATGAGCACAGATATTTCAAATTTAGCAGGTGCCTTAGCTAACAGCGACATGTTCAAATCACTACTAGAAGATAATAACAAGTTAATAGGTAGTGGCGGCAACGATTACAAACGTATCAGTATCAAAGGTGGTAAGTTTCGTTTAATGGTTGGTGGAGAACAAGTTAGTGTGAGAAAAGAAGATAACATTGACATCGTTATCATAGACGCGTCGCCTATATCACGCACGTACTACGAAGGTTCGTATGACCCTAAAACGGTTACACCACCATCTTGTTGGTCAGAGGATACTAAGACGCCTAGTGCCAAAGTACCTGCAAGTCAGAAGCAGTCAGATAAATGCGCTACCTGTGCACAATCTATAAAGGGTAGTGGGCAAGGTGATTCAAGGGCGTGTAGGTTCAGTCAGCGTTTGGCGGTTGCCCTTACAGATGATTTAACAACTATATACCAACTACAACTACCGGCGACATCACTATTCGGGGATGCTAAAAACGGTAAGATGCCAATGCAGTCCTACGCTAAGTTCTTGAATGCTAACAAAGCACCGGCAATTGCTGTTGTGACAAACATGTACTTCGATGAAGAAGCGGAGACACCTAAGCTATTCTTTAAAGCGGTGCGCCCGTTGGCCGAAGCAGAATTAACAGTTGCCGTAGAAGCTAAAAATTCAGACTCCACTAAAGACGCCCTAGCTATGACCGTATCAGAAACTGACGG